TGACCAGTACCCATGTCGTATTGAACTTCAGGCTGTCTAAGCATAACTTCCATCTGCTGCGGTCTGTTTGACGCAGTGTTGTACGCAGTCGGCGGGGACTCTACCAGCGGGTAGCTAGTGTTGTTTCCAATTCCACCGCCGTTTGCCATAGTAGGCATCTGGGTAACAGTTTTAGGAATACCAGCAGTGGGAGTGAACTTTTCGCCAGTGTCTACGAAGCGCGGATCAAAGTACTGACGCTGTCGGCCAAAGTCTTTACCAAGACTAAGCTCCTCATAGCTAGGGACGGTAGACGCAGAGCTAACAGGACGAGCTTGAAACTCTATCCGGTTCATCACCGGGGTTTGCTGCATCTTAGGTTGCTGTTGCTCCCCCATAGCGCCTAGGATCGGAGAAGTCGCAGCGAGTCCGTATTTAGCCAAACCACCGAGTCCACCAACACCGCTCATGAAGCCAGAGCGCCCTGCTTCAGTACCTAGAGCAGAAATACCCTGACCAGCAGTACCAAGATTAGTAGCGGCAGAAGCCACCTGCTCGGGCATACCACCAAGAACAGCAGTGGGGTCACCCAAACCGGCTTGAGCACCAGCAGAAGTACCCGCTGCAGTCAACCCACCTGCAAGCCCCGCTCCACCGTACGCACCCAGACCAGCCATCAGACCCTTACCGATATCACCAGTACGCAGGGTTTCTACACCGCCTACCCCTAGCCCAATCATCCAAGGTGCGGCGGCTCCACCGGTAGCTGCAGTAAGTCCAATGCCAATGAGCGTAGGCAGAAGTTTCTTAAGGAACCCGGCTTCCGGCAGGCCCGTAGTCGGGTTGATGGTCAGCGAACCACCCGCAGCCATAGCCAAGTCTTGAAGGCTTTTGACTTCGCTTGGGGCCATGTGAACGAGCATGGTGTCACCACCACGCCCATACTGTGCTAGAGAAGCCGCCCCACCCGATGCAAAATTGAAGGTGGGTTCTTGTCTTTCGTAACGCATAGGAGCAGCCCTCGGTGCTGAGCTACGGAACAGCGATCCGAGCCCTCGGATGAATGGTATAGCAGTTTCAGGATAGACGCCTCGCAACGCTTGCTCGCGCTTCTTTTTTTCCGCCCACTGCTGAAACGCTCTTTGGGTAGCAGCAATTTTGGCACGATCAGACGCGAGATCTTCTGGGCGAGTACGCAGGACTTCTATCTGCCGGTTCATAGCGGCAAGTTGATCTTGCATCTCCCCGAGTCGCTCGGCACGACCTTCAAACGCTTCCTGTTTTTCAAGCCCTTCTTGTTCTTCTTGAGCTTTGGCTCTTAGAAGTTGGTTAATCTTTGCCCGGTCAGACGGCTCAGATGTCTCTCTCAGGTACTCTAGCTCACCTTCAGATTCGGCTTGTCGCTCACGATCTTCTTGATCAGCCAGACCCTTAAGCGCGTACTTAGCCTCAATGTCAGCCATACCCTGCTTGTACTTACGTTCGCTTTCCTGAGTAGCGTTGTAGTAGTCCCTGTTGATTCGTTCCTGCTCAGGGTCACGGTACAAATCAGACTCTTTCAAACCTTTAGGCAGCTTAAGCCCTTCACCAGCCATGCGGGTATGAAACCGCCCTACGTTTCCAGAGGACGGATCTTTCCACTCAAACTCAGACAAACCAAGCCGTCGCGCTGCCTGAAAGGCTTGCCCTCTGGGGACTTCACCTTGTTTGGCTAGCAACAGAGTGAGTTCATCTGTTTGCATGACCGTTCCTTAAGCGGGGAGGGACGAGACGAATGATAACGTAGCAACACAGGACGGGATGGCTGGCATAATAAACGGAGTTGTTTGAGCAGGGTACTGCTCCATAGCTACAGCTACGTTGCTCACAGCAGCCCACATCTCTACGTAGTCATTCGCATCAAGGTCCACGTAAAAGTTAGCAGCAGCAATAATGTGACCATCAACCGATCCGTGCCGGGAGATAACCGAGAACTGACTACCAGTCCCGTCTACATCAATGCCGTTCTTTCGCAACCAGATCCAAGCATCATGTATCTGAGAGTCGGTGTTGCGCCACTGCACACTATACTGATAGTTGTAGATACCAGCGTTGTTTACGTAGAGCCCGTTACTTGTGTCGTTTCGACAGTCGTTGATGTAGTCGGTTTCGTCAAACGTAATCAACGTGGCAGTGTTAGCGGCAAAGGTTTTGTCTGTGGTTCTTTGAACCGCAGCGTACGGGAAGTTCAAGTACGCACCGCCCGGATGCCCTACAGACGCACCACTTACCGTTTTTGGCGAACCAAGAACACTGCTAAACGTCGAATCCAACTGATTAAAGTACAGCCGAAGAAACCCAGAGTACTGTTCTTGGATTGTCCGATCGTAATCAACCGGCGCAGCAGGTAGCCGAGGGGCGATCGGTGGGGTAATCCGTCTGAGGCGAACATCGGTAGCCATTATCTACGCCCATCCGCACGGCTATCAATACGGGGTACGCCCAACTGCCAGTTCACACCAAGTCCGTCGGAGCTAACCTTAAACGCCATCTGACGCCCACGAACCCGTACATACACAATCTGAGTGAACTGCTGCACATCGTAGTTGCGTTGTGAACTGTAGTTCTGAGTACTGGTAACCGAAGGAGTGTTGGAGTTACCGTAGTTTGCTCCGGGGTTAGCACGGGGCTGCAACGTAAGGGTAGTCGTTGGGTTGTTTGAGAAAGACCCGTTAAACGTAATGTCGGGAATCACCCGCCATACATACCCGTAGTTGTGCCCGTCACCAATATCGAAGTCCGAAGACTCAATGAAACAGGAGATCGGCGAAGGTGGGTTGGTAGTACCGTCATCTACACCGTCTTCGTGATAAATCAACTGCCCGTTATACCCAGCAGCCATAGGGAACGAACGCAGAGAACTATCAAACCAAGCAGTGCGAGAAAGGTTTCCGTAGTACCAGATCCGCTCAAGGTGGTTGTAGACCACATACTTGTTGACTGTGGTTGAGTTTGCCGAACAGTAGAACCACCAGATCTCGCTATACCCTTCGCTAGTCCCCGCAAACACCTGAGAAGCTTCGGTCAGGTTGATATCGTTATACACATACTGGCGCACCGTGCAAGGGAGAGTCTCAACCCTACCCGCGTACATGTAGAACTTGTCTACGCCCATCCAGAACGTCATGTTATTGACGGTGGCGATTGCATTCGGCCCAATAATTGAAATGTTGTCGCCGAGAATCTGGAACCCCCAAACATACGGAGCGCCAACAAACTGCATCGAGTAGATAGCAGCGTCGGTCAACACCAGAATCTCTTGGCGAGTTTGAATGGCAGCAACGATCTCTGAACCGTGGCTCAGTCGATAATCACCCGCTTGGTTAGTAACCGCAGGAGTCCACGTAGCAAAAGACTCTTGGTCCGACCACCGAATCTGCATTGGGTCTAGGGCAGTCGTGGCGTATACGCCTGTCGGGTCGTTTGTACCAAAACAGATTACAAACCTAGACGCGTCTGAGATCAGTACGAAGTTACACAGACTCGGTGTAGTGGAGTCGCACGTTACCGTAGAGCCCCTGATAGACACCGTCCCGCTAGCGAAAATCAACTGACCCCGATCATACGTAGTCGGCAAAAGATTAACCGCCCAGTAGTAAAGCGGACCGCCACGAGCATTAAATATCAGATCCTGACCGTAGTTGTCTTGGGACCAAAGACGCAGATCCACAGATACACCAACCGCTGCGGACCGACCCCAACCTGTACTTGTGAATCCTGTAGTCACACCACCCCAACCACCAGCACCCCAACCAGTAGCAACGGAAACAGTCTCAGAACCAGTGTTGATTTGATACTGTGCAGTTGTGCTCGCTCCACCGTTACCTGTGTCTGCTGACGTTGCTTGCACCGGAGCGTAAACAATCGCCCCCAAGCTGTGGGAAGCTGCGGTCGTACCGTTGAACCCACGAATGAGACCAGTAAGCGTGTTACTCGTTTTACCAGCGAAGAAGATCTGCTCAGAATCAACTTTCAATACACCCGCAGTGTTTGGGAAATCCGCAGCGGAAGCAAGAGTTAGGGAGGTATCGCTAGTACCGATACCAACACCAAGAGTGTTATAAGCAGTAGATACGATTGTGTAAATACTGGCTGTTTGAACGGCTACAACTTGAAACTCACGGTTGAGCACGGTGGCAGTTATGTTGCCACCAAGACTCGCAGCTCCCGAAAACGTCACGAAGTCATTGGCTTGTGCGCCGTTGGTCGCGTGGGTAACTAACAGCAAGTAAGAGCCAACAACAGCTGCTGTGGAGTGCGAAGCAGCGGTAGTGCCGTTGTACCCACGGGTTAGACCAGTTAGTACGTTGGTTGATTTGCCCGTATAGGCAATGATCTCGGAGTCGATCAGGACTACGCCAGCATCTGGGAAGTTAGTGCCTGAAGCTACAGTAAGTGAAGTAACGGTAGCGTTAATACCGCCATTAAGAGTGCTAGCCGCAGCGGTGAAGCAGTTGGGAACCGAAGGGGTTACTGTGCCGCCGACACGGCGCAAGGGGGTGACATCGTAGAACGCACCACCAGAAGACGGCTGGATGTAAAACTTTAAGTTCGTGCCAAGGCTGACTAGGTTGTACCCCGCCAGAGTCAGCCAGTTCCACATCGACCGACATACACCCCAGAACGACCCACTCGGCGGGAGGGGGAGGCTGTTAGATGTACCAGTATCCTTCGTCCATCCACCTAGCTTCTGCGGGTAGCCGGAACGAAACCGAATCTTGTCACAGGCGAACCACCCTCCCTCGTTAGAAAGAGTAGTGCCCTCTCGGTTTACGCCCGGACGGAACTGAAGTTTTTGGAGCGGCATGATTACGCCCGTAAGGCTTTTAGCTCATCGAGAGTAGTGCAAGCATCAGCCAAAGCTGGTAGATCACGTAGTCGTTGCTTCTCTGCAACCACTGCTGAGTTGTCGGCACCGGTCTCAAGATTGCGTTGAAACCGCACATCAAGAGTAGTAAACAACGGCTCCCGTTCTGCGCGTAGTCGGGCTTTGGTGATCTCTTTAGCTTTGGTGAGATTGATCGTAATCATTCGTTGTACTCCCAAGCGTTTCTAAACGTCCTGTCAGTCGGAATGTCAGCCGCGTCGATGATCTTATACGGCACACCGGGAGGTACGTCTTTGGCAATGATCTCTTCCAGCGTCAATCCGCAGTCTGGGATCGGCATCAAGATCGCCACGCCACCATCAGGCGTCGGGTAAATGACTCGTTGGTTCATGTTGATCACCTGAAAATAGCAACACAGAAATAGGTCGCATCTACCCGTACGCCGCCGCCTGCACCCGAAGCTTGTAGGTACACGCGGACAGATCCAGTTGCAATAGGTGCCCCAGCTGCGTACAGCGACGGAAAACAAATGTTAGTGCCGTTGCTTACAAATTCCGACGTAACAATTGCCGAGTAATTCGCGTCTGGCATTGCGTTGGTAAAGTTAATTGTGTAGTCGCCCGTGCCGTTGTCCGTAATGCTGCTGACGTTGCCACTACCCCTAATTGCCGGTGTACCAGTGCCGTTAAAGTTAATCCACGCACGGCAACCATAGGCGGTGGCGGAAGAGCCGTACCCGCTGTTAAATTGAAAGTCACCCGTGGTCTCAATGCCAGCCGCTATGCTTCCGTTGATTAAAAAACGTGTGGGGTGATTGGTGCTAGAGCCAAAAGCTGCGACGTTGGTGCCGAACGCGCCGACCTGAGCGGTAGCTGTACCGTTCGCAAATTGGGCTACGCAAGCGCTAGACCGGGAAAGCGAAAGAATAGTATTGGGGCTACTAGTGCCAATCCCTACGTTTCCATCACTTCGGATACGGACACGCTCAGCAGCCGCAGTGCCGTTTTGCATTGTCTTAAAGACCAAGTCAAAATCTTCTGACGCGGCGGTAACATCAGTTGTTACAGCTTCCAACATCACACCAACTTCGGTATTACCCGCCGAAGTCTCAGCGGCAAACTCCATACCGACGCCAATACCAATTGCTGGGGTACCTGATGACTGACTGTCAAGACGAAGCACTTGCGTGACCGCGTTAGTCGTAGCGCTTGTTTGTTGGATATGCGTTTTATTTTGCGGCGTGTCAGTGCCGATGCCTACATTACCAGCGGCGGTGACATAAATTCGAGTTGTGTCGTTAGTGGTAATCCCAATCGGCGTGTTTGCGACCGACCCGATAAGTGACACCGGGCCTGCAATAGAGCGAATTACAACATCATTGCCACCTGTGGCGTCCCGTACCCTAAAACTACCAGACGCTTTGTTTAGATCAAAAGTGTACGCAGGGGTAGAAGTCCCAATACCAACTCGGTCGGTTGATGCATCAACAAACAGCAAGTTGGCGTCCGTGTCACCCTCAACACGAAAGTCTTTGTCTGCGCCTGCTTCATTAAACACCGCAGCGCCAGTGACATTAACATCGCCTGTCAGCGTAAAGTTGCCGGTTTGAGTAAAGTTGCCAGTCAGAATCACGTTACCAGAACCATCAACCCGCAAAGATGCAGTAGAACCGCCATAAAGAGCGTTCAGAGAAAGACAGTTGGTACCGTTTGAAAACACATACGCAACACCACCAGCAGGGACCGTCACCCCACTGCCAGCAGCAGTCGTGCCATTGGCAACAGTAGCGTTGTAAATGGTGGCGTCGTAGATCGAAGTGTTTTGGATGACGTAGGTTTTAGAAACCGGTGGGGCGTAGATGTTAAAAGCAGTAGTAACCGCACCGCTAGTAGACAGACTAAGAATCGCCATCCGAGCCTGATCAGCAACGTAGTCGGTAGCCACCAAGGCTTGGCTCGCCGAAGTGACTGACACGGACGCCAGCCCAGCAATCGACCCCTCAAGAAGAGTACCAAGATTAGTGTTTGTCGTATCACCCCAAGTACCGGCTTGGTCACCAGTACCCATCAGCTGAATACGCAGGAGTGGGGAAGGAGTGCTTGGCATGCCTAATCCTTAAATCGTGTCGATGTTAACCCAGCCAGAACCTGCGCTCGTATCAATCGGCGTCCAGCTTGTACCACCTGTGGTGGTGATGTTCGCCCAGCCAGAACCTGCGCTCGTATCAATCGGCGTCCAGCTTGTACCACCTGTGGTGGTGATGTTCGCCCAGTTGGTTGGCTGGTCTGTCGGGATGAGCAACCACAGCGGTGTGCCCGATAGTAGATCTTGGATACTGACGGTGTCAAGAAAAGCAACTGGGAAAACCCCGTTTGCGGATACAGAGTCCTGAGCAGTTGCCGTTTCCGGTACTGTTACGTTAAGTATACTTGGGGCGACAGAGATAACGTCCAGCGCAACCGCCTGCTCAGCGATCAAAACCGAAAACACCATCAACGCACTAACCGTGTCGGAACCCGTAGAAGTTTCAGAGACCGCTGCGCTAAGATCGAGCACCCCGGCAATAGCATCGCTGGCGGTAGCTGTATCGGAGACAGCGGATAGAAAGGAACCTACTGCAGCAATACTGTCAGAAGCTGTCGCATTTTCAGAGACAACAACATTAATGACACCTGCTGGGAGTGCCGAAAACGGTAAGTCTGCAAATGATGCGAATCCGAACATTACACCGCCTGCGATCCAGCCATGTCAGGCTGAGTAGGCCACACAACCGCGAACGGAAACCCTGATTGGCTAGTGATGTCACGCAGTGCCTGACGGTACACAGACCAAGCCTGTCGGTCTACAGGAGAGTCAGGAAGCTGGGTCCAATCACATGCGGTAAGCAAAGCATTGCGCTCATCCCGCACTGATACGGAACAGTCTGTCCGGCGCAACTCTATTTCTTCTGCTGTCGCATCAACCACCACCCAGCTTTGCGTCCATTTGTCGTTTTCTAGGTACGGACTACCTTCTGTCACCGTCTTGGTGTGATCGACAGTAGGTCGAGGCACAGCTGTTAATTCAAAGACGTTCCATTCAGCAAGCAATTCTGAAGATGGATTGACAGGAAACGAAACATTTGGATTGTCTTGAAGTAACTGTTGTACAGAATAATTTTTTGTTCGCAAGCCTTCTACTTTAATTAACATCATTACCCTGCCTTAAGGATTTAATGTAAATGGTCATGCCCAAGTCGCAACGACAAGGCCGGGACGGTTTACAACACTGTCAGTCAAGGTAGCAGAAACTGTCCTGCTTGTATTTGATAAACCCGAATCCGTTGCTGCGGTAATAAGCGCTACACCAGCAACGTACTCTAACGCAATTGTCGCCCCTGTCCAGCTTGCCGTAGTGCCGGTCGCAACAGCGCCAGCGGAATATCCAGCGTAAAGCACAGCGTTTGTTTGAGGCGTCAAAGTGACGCTTTGATTTGGAGAAACATTTACGCTACTGCTTTGGCTCGATGCCGTCACCGGGGTGGTTGAAGATGCGTCATAAATAGCAGCTACAGAGATGTACACAGGGTTAGAAACGCTTACACTAAAATTGACCACAATGGTGGCAGTTGTTCCCGAGTCAACAGTTGCGTACCAAATTGAATTATGCCGAACTTCGCTGGTTGCGCTTTTTACAGCCAAGGTTGCTGTATTGCCAGCAATTGTTACAGAAGAAACACTTCCGCTGGCGCTTGAGCCACCACCTATATACACCACAACTAAACGGCCTGTTGCGGCGGTCCCAATGTCAACTGATGTAAAAGTGGCAACACCAGAACTAAATGAAACCGATACACTGGAATTGGTTACTTGAACAATTGATGCGGTCGTTGCTGAAGCCGCTCCCACAGAAGCTCTAAGAGCATGGTGCAACATTACGCCACGCTCCCGACTCTTGCGCCATAAACTTGCGAACCAACCTTCCAAAACTCAATCACAGTGTATCCGGTTGTAGCCAATGCAGGCGCAGATCCTCCAACCCAGATCACTCCTGACGGACCCCATGTCGTGTCTGTCCATGTCAGAGTGTATGCGGTCCCGTCATTCACCATCAAAAGCAAACTTTCCCCAGCAGCAAAATTCGTTGCTTTTGGAGTACGGCTTGCTCCTAGAGTAATCAGTTGAATGCTTCCATTACTGGGATCGACTTCAAACGCAGCGCCATCTGTAATAGTAAAAACATCTTCAAGAATTGCGCCAATGATCGCTGGATCAGTCAGCGTTTTGTTGGTAAGGGTTTCCGCGCCATTGGTTGTAGCTTGATTGATCTGCGCTAACGTCTGAACAGTGCCGCCACTGTCTTTGAAGTACAGCTTCCCGTCAGCGGTGTTAACTACCAGCTCGCCAGCAGACAGACTGACAGCAGACGGAACGGATCCGGGAGTGCTGCTGAATGCCAGTTGTATCGTGGTGTTGTTCCCAGACAGTCCACCCCATTCTGGAATGGTTGCACCCGCTTGCAAAACCTGACCCGGAGCACCAATCCCTAGCTTTGCCAGAGTCGTGCTTGCACTAGCGTAGAGCAGGTCACCTACCGCGTAGGATGTCTGGCCTGTGCCGCCATACGCCACACCAATTGTTGAACCGTTCCAAGTTCCAGATGTGATTGCCCCACTAAACGAATGTGAGTTTGCCGTGTAGGTTAAGTTGACGCTGACCAGATCGCTGGCAGTTGTCCCGGCAATAGTTGCTGCAAAAAGATTCCCAGCACCATTCTGTGTGTACCATCTGATCCTGCCAAGCGCATCGCCGGAAGCATTTGCAGTAGTTGTTGTGCCAACAACTCCTGACGGGTAATGGAAAAACGCCAAATACGATGAATGTGAAGCGGTGGCGCTCCAGTTGTAAAACCCGGCAGATGGGGCAAGTCCAAGTGTTTCCGAACCTGTGCTATGTACCTCCAACTTATTATCAATGACTGATGTACGGGCAGTCTTTCCAAGAATTAAATTTCCTCGCGCATCAATCACAGAAGGTGAAGAATCAGGATTTGCGGAGTCTTCCACCAGCAACGCATTGCCTGTGCCAATCTGCCTGATTTCAAAAGCAGTTGATGCGCTGTTTACATCCACCAGAACTGGACTGGTGAACGGATTCACACCGTCAACAGTAACCGCTTTTTCTGCTGGGTAAGTCAGGAACACATCCTTACTGCCAGCACCCCAACTGACAGCCGATCCTGCATTGCTGGACTCTAGAATCGTATCTCGGCTGAGAGTCGTACCAGACAACGTATACGTCCCGATACCAATTTCCCAATTCGTGCCGTCCGTGACCGTGTAGTAGGTCGTGTTTCCGTCGCCAACAACGGAAAACGATTGATACCCCGTAACAGCACCAGCAAGCGTGTATGTGCCTGTACTGGTGGTGGTAGTGGTCTCTTTTACACGGTCTTTTAGGACAAGTGCCATGACGGCATCCTATTACGCTGCATCCAGCGAGAATGTGTACGTAACATTCAGCGTATCGCCGTTTGATACGTTTCGATCACCCGGAGACTGGAAGTCTGCAGCAGAGAACAGGGTTCCGGTGGAACCGCCTTTGGTATTGTTCGACGTAAGAAACGCACCACCAATCGTCGTAGTACCGTTGATGCTGAAAGACGCAGGTGACGCGGAGTTCGTGACAACGGAAGGGTCTGCCAACGTAGCAGCAGCAAACGTAGCCGTTGGGCGATTGGCATTACTGTACGTCGTGTCTTCTGTCCACCCAATATGCGAAGACATCGTATCCCCCGCTGCGGGGTTATTAGACGCTGCTGCACCGTACAGACCTATATACCACGTAGTAATCTGTGTCACACCAACCAAAGACGTACCCGCCATGTACTGCAGACCGACGTTCACTACGAGATTCTTGGATTCAGCCTCCCATTTAAGGAGCCCATCCTTGTTGAAACACTGAATCTTAAAAACGCCACCGGCCTTAACCTGCTCAGTCGGCTTTGCACCACGAACCATAGAGGCTCTAACAACATCCGTAGACCGGGCTTTCTCGATACCCATGATTTATCCCAAACGAAGGATTGCAGAAGTATTGGTGGCGACAGGAAACTGCACCGTGAAAGTGTTGGTGGACGTTTTGTCCGCACCAAAGTCTAGGACGCAAATCGCACCGTTGACTCCGGGCTTGTAGATCAAAGCTCCACGAGCGGTGATTGCGCCAGTCCAAGCAGCATTGGCAAAAGAAAGATACGCGGTCGTACCGGAGCCACCCGTAGTTGGTGTTTGATTAACGACTAAAAGCTGACCGGGAGCCGCGTAGTTACCACCGGAAGCTTCGCCTACAGAAGTGTACGCAGTAGTATTCGCATCCAATGTGGCTGCATTGGTGTACAGCGCAATGTAGAACGTACCAAACGTAAAGTCGAAGCCGCCGTTCAGCAACCCCGTCTTGAATACGTTGCAGGTGTAGTTGCCCGTGAATGCCATTACGCCACCGGTTGTCTGTATTGACCAGAACGATACGCGTCCTGACGCTCAAGCCCATCACCAAGACGTTTAGCCAGAGCTAGAGCTTCCTTGTACTTAGTATCGTACAGAGTAATCAAGTCAGCTTCACCCTTCATGAAGGTGTACGCCTCGACCAAACACCCATACAACAACACAGTATCGAAGTTGTCTCCAAGCCAAGTAGTGCTAGCCGTGACAATCGACTCCGGGTAGTAGTAATAGTGCAGCTCTACCGAATACGCGGCGTCTGGTTTAGGACCAAGAATAAACGACAGTTCATTGGTAATGGTAGTACCAGAGACTGTTGGCCCAAAGAGCGCGTAATACTTAGGTAGCCCAGACGATGCGGGGTTTGGGTAAGCTTCACGGATGAAGTTCACATCCTTATTGAGCAGGTAATAATACCTACCCGTACCGTCAATCACAGCAAAAGAATACGCCGATAGAAAGTCATTTGGCGCGGACAAGTATGATGTAGCGGTTGAAACAGTACCCGTTTGGTTTTTACGCAAAGACGGAAACTGCACCGAGTTGTAGATGCGCTGTTCCGCTTGCTCGATGATTGTGTTCAGCTGCGTCGTATAAGAAACAGTCGAACCATCAGCAAGAAACGTCGCCGGAAACTGATTCTCCGTATACGACTGGATCGCAGCTACAAGCTCGGAGTAGTTCATGCCATCGGGCCTCGGCTCATGACGCCTTTAGTAGCAGCACCAGTACCACGGATCTTGATGCCGGTAGTTTTGACATCGCTAGCACCGGGATCGCCCACACTTACGCGAGGCAGCATACTACGCGGCCCCATCTGAGGAGCCGTCAAGGTGTTCGGGTCTTTACTCTTAGCGGGTTTGGTAGCCATCTCAGCCACCCCGCTGATTCATGACGCGGGCCATGTTGCGACCGTACTTGCGCGCCATCTCGCCAGTAACGCCGCCTTTCTTCATGCCTTTGTGCATCCGCTTTTCGTGAGCTTTGACCGCCTTGTCGGCGACCCCTTTCATGACTTTCTTGTCCATGATGGACTCCTACGTCGTTACGACAGTAACTGTACCAAGTTGGATGGTCAGCGCCAAGTTGTTTGGAGTTAGCGCAGCATCGAAACTGCTGGACCCACCTACAGGGTTCCAGCCCCACTGAAAAACTCGGCTACCTTCACCAAGACTACCGTTAGCCAAAGGCCCAGACACACGATAAGAAGTGTCAGGACGAGGATCACGAAGTCCTTGGGGATCATCTACAGGATACATCCCAAGCTGCAACTGCGGGTGGTCTGGGTCCCAACATTGCGGACACACCAGCAAATTGTAATTTTTAGTCTTAATGATCTCTTTGCGAAGAATCTTTAGCTTGTACCGCTGCCCACACCTATCGCATTCAGCGATAGCGTTTTTACCAGAAGCAAACCTATTCCCCATTACGGCCCACTTCCAATGAACTGCTGCCGGGGAACGAACCGCACTGAAGCCTTCTCACGATCTTCTTCAGATGCCAAACCCCATGCCTCATCGTACTGAGCTTTAAGCATAGGCAAGCGCTCGTACCCTGACGGAATCTTGCCTGCGATGTAGTACGCCAGCCCAGCAGCCATACAAGGAATAAACCTGAACGGCACATCCATGATGTTGTCGCCGTCTCCAGCATCCTGAGTCCTACGCAACCGCCAGTACACCAACTGATAGTCGCCACCCGCATTAGGAGTCGGCCAAACCGTCACAGACGGAGCGTTGACTTTGTAGATAGTTGCAGAGCTCAGATGAGAAGCAGCGGTGGTGTCGTTGTACCCTCGGATGCAGTTGTACAGAGTGTAGACGCCGCTAGTCAGCCCGTTGCTTGGAGTTGTCTGCACCAGCTCGTTGTAGTAAATGTACTCGTTGTCGATCTTGATGACACCCGACCCCGGCAACGTGTTAGTCGGCGAAGCACCAGTTGTGCTGCTCAGCGTAAGGGTAGTGTCCGTAGTGTTCAGAGTACCAGTGAGCTGATAGGAAGAGATCGAATCCTGCCCCGTGTAACGATTGATAAGAATCTGAATCGGACGCCCCGTAGTCAACTTGTTAGGAATCGTTGCGTACGTAGAGACGCTAATTCGAGTGATGGTCAGATCCGCTTGATTGCTCGTATTGTTCGCTTGGGTGCGAATGACATGCTCAAGGAGATCAACCGTATCGTTGGGCAGCAGATAGGTGGCTTGACCTGTGTTGAGCGGGATCACTCCCTGCTCCATCGTCCACATATTGATGCCACGGTTCGCCCAGTCGGCGAACATGATGTTCAGGCTACGGCGAGCAGTACGCAGGTCGTAGCCCGTGCGCAACTCCGCACCGGCTCGTTCAAAAGCTTCCTCGACCAGCTCAGCCAGATCGAGGTTAAACGAAACGGTTCCAGAGGTGGTTGCCATCACTCAGCCTTTGCAGTCTTGTCGGCGAGAGCCTTCTCAAGCGCATTCAAGGAGTCTTTGAGGTAGTCATTAACTGTGCCAAACAAACGCTCTTGCATGGCTGCATGTGCCCGAACAGCGTCCAGAGTCATAAGAAGACTCTCTTGCGGCATATGTGCAAATGGGTTCATCGGTTAAACCCTTTCAAAGTTTGCGCGAGTCGCGCACGTTGGCCCATTTTACCGGGCTTCTTTGCAGCTGCTGCTAGTTTCTTTGCTGGGATCTTCTGCCCCTCCTTTACGCCCAAAGAGGAGCGAAGGGCACCGGGCTTCTTGATCGCACCAGCGATCCAGTTCTTGGCACTGCCGCCCTTCTTCATACCCTCAACACCACGCCCTTTGAGAACGTCGGCTTGAGTAACTTTGCCGTCGCCGGTCAGATCAGGAAACTTGCTAGCCATTAGACTACTCTCCCACGCGTTTTACCCCGCTGTGCACACCCATCAGCACGGCTTGAAGCCGAACTAACTTTGCCACCTTTTTTCATACCCACATCGGGCATACTCGTTACTGGTTGTAGAGCAGCTTGATCGGTTGCGCTAGATGGAGTTTGCGCAGCAGAGCCAGCTTCTTCTTCACGCATTCGCTTAGCCGCAGCGGGTAATAGACCGACATCTTTACCAAAAAGTCCGTGACCCGTTGCCATGCCGTAGATGGGAGACAGTGTCCCAAGCAATTTTTTCACGTTCTGTACCTCGCGGTCTTCTGAGCGATGCCCTTGGGTTGCTTCACAAACTGCTTACCGGAGGCTTTGCCTGCTCGTTTGGCTCGGGTTGTGGCGGCATACTCTTGGGGCGAAAGAGCTTTGATCGCAGCTTCTGGAAGATATCTTTCACCCGTGTCAGTAGATCGTTTACCACTCTTCGTTCTCCATTTTTGGTCAGTCCAACTTTTAAGCGACTGCTGAGGAGCTTTCAATCTCGATACCCCCCGCCCTTCGCTTTGTACTGCTTAGCTAGGAGCTGTGCTTTCCGAGCGGACCACTGACCCGCAGCGGTGCCTTGAGTTGCAGACGCCTTGATGCGGTTGAACAGAGCCTTACGCATTCCCGGTTTGGTGTAGTTCCCGGCTTCATTTACTTTACTCGTACCACCCTCGGCATAGCTACGCAGCCGCTTACGCAGCTGCTGCTCGGACTCAATATCTCTTACAGTCTGTACCTGCTTACGGGTCTGTGCTTTCTTCTTCGCGGTCTCCAAGTCTGTGTCCAGCGCAGTGCTGTACTCCCCAGCTAAAGAGCCGGGGGACTCAGGAACCAAACCACCCTCGGCGTACTCATCAAAGGAGGTATCGTCCCTCCTTTGTTTCCGCTTAGGTACTTTGGCTGGGTTAATGATACCCATGCCGCGAGAGGCCATCATAGGTACTTACCTTTGGTCTTACCGCGCTGAGCGCAGCCATCAGCAGCTTTGACGTAGCCACCTTTAGCCTTGTTCGTTGTACCCATAGAGGCTCGGCGAGAAGTTTCCGCAGCTTTACCTGACGTATCACGCAGCTCATCGAGCTTACGTTCTTCCTCCACCTTCTTCAAGGTTTCAGCAGAGGGCGTCAGCTCGTTGACTTGAGGTTTAGGCGGTTCTGCAGGGGGAGCGCCAACGTCTTCAGGCGGGTTCACCCCTTGGAAGGGTCCAACCACTTGAGGGCGTTTAGGCGGAGCTTTTTTGGCTGTATTAGACATATCAGCACTTTCCACCCATGCGCATCGTGACTTGTTTGGCCTTGGTTTTGCCTTTGCTCGCAACACCGTCAGCAGCACGAGTGTAGCCACCCGAGGCCATCTTCTTGGCTGCGCCACCGTACTTCATACCCTTGGCTTCCGCCATCTCATGCTTGATCATGGACTTCGGAGCCCCCTTCTTTTTCATGAAGGCGATCTCTTTACCCATCATAGCTTTGGACTCTTTCATGGCACCACCATCCTTAAAAAGTTCTGAAGACCCCTGAGCGGTCTTTTGTTTGTTGAGAGCCTGCTGTTCAGGTCGAGGTTTCGACCTACCTTTGAACTTGATACCTTTAACTGGCTGCATGCCTTCTTTCCTTGATGAAGGCATCAATCTTTGCTTCGAGGCGATCCAGTCGGTCTAATACCCGATTGATGTCGGTGTGCACCTCAGACTTAGTTACATACTCTTTGGCGACTTCCTCCCGTGTTTTGTTCAAGAGGATCTCAAGACGCTTAAGCTCTGCGGCCTTCTCTTTGAAGACCCAAGCAATCAGTCCAAGAGCTACGGTTAAGACTGTATTCCAAAGTTGCATTTCCATCAACACACCTTGCAACGGGTCTTACCACGCTGGGCAATGCCATCTCCACGCTTGGAAGCAGAGCTGACCATACCACCTTTAGCGAAACCTTTACGCTCCGCGCCCTTGTGAAGTTCGCGTTCGCGCTCATAGTCCATCTTCCGAGACCGGGCAGCGTCTTCGGAATCATCTTTGTCGGTCAGTCGTTGACGAGCCTCATCGGTCAACTCAACCCGCCCCGGAGAGACAGCACCTCGACGAGCGAGAGCGCCCACGCCACTCTTCTCAATCAATGCGTCAGCAGCTTTACCAACGGCGGGAACCCGGCGTTCAAGCTCTTCACCAATATCTTTGCCGCCTTGGAAAGCAGCACCCATGAGCCCTGCACGACCAAGAGAACGCAAGGTAGCTCGCCCACCTGCTTCCTGAGAGCGTCGGCGATTAGCCGGGTTCTGGATCTGATCGGTGTTAAGGCCTTTACGAATCCGCTCCGTATCAGCTCTTTGAGAAGCGATTACATCTTCCTGTAGGTTAGGAAACAGATCTTCCGCATTGGTCTGATTCGGGGATCGATACCGATACCCCGGTTGTGCTGGTCTGTTTCGGCGTCCCATGATTGTTCCTTAACACTTCCACGCCCGCAGGCTTTTGTTGATACGGCTGTTGGGATCATTTGCTGTCTTCGCGGAAGTCAGCTTCTTCTTCATCCCTTTCATCCGGGCGCAAAATGAGTCCCGGCGTGAGCCACCTTCCGGTTGCGGAGCCTTCAGCCCCGGCTTGCCCGGATTGGCTGCGTTGTAGCTGGCGCGTCCTTTGGCATTCAAACCACCAGCGGGATTCTTGCCTTCCTTGCGTTGCCATGCTGGACTCTTAGCCATGATTACCTTTTCTGCTCTTTAAGTTCTGCTGCCAAGACTTCCGTCTTCTCTTTGCTGCTTGCGCTAGAGCCAAGGAAGAAGTTCAGGATCGTGGCAACGACAGTACCAAGGAGAAACCCAAGGATCGTGTCTGCAAACCGAACATTGGTCTCAGGAATATTTGTGAAAGTGATCAGAAAGATGTAGGACACGGCAGTGATCGACCAGAAGGTAGCCAGATACAGGACGTACCTCTTGGCGAACTTATCGTCCTGCTGCAACGCAGCAACCTGCATCGCCCGAGCGTCAGCCGTGTTTTTGTTGGCTTGCTCAATCTTGAACTCTTCGTGCTTCATGGCTGATTCACGGAGAGCTTTTACTTCCTCCGGATTCATATCCGGCTTCAGCTCGATGCCGGTCTTCTCTTGAACGTAGTCCAGACCCTTGTCCACGACCGCTTGGGCAACCTTGGGTAGGTTGTTGGAGATCAGACCGGAGACGATACTGGCGATGAGCGGAGCCATGTTAGTTGCTCAGTGTAAAAGTTAGATTTTGATGCCGAGGATAAGTCACAACTCGTTCGCCCTCTGGGCACTTGTACTTGATCGTAGCAAGCAGCGTTGATTTGCCGGGAGCTGGCGTTTCTTTGAGTGTAAGCGAATAGGTGAAGGTGTCAACCTCTGGCCCAGCAGGGCCGGAAAACTTGGGGTTAGACGACACCGCCTCATGAACTACACCCTTGCCATCCCTGATCGCCGGTACGAAAGACTCTACCGAACAATCGTCACGCTTCTTGATCCGAGCCACTGTGACTAGCACTGGTTCGCCAATCTTACTATCTGCAATCTTAAAATGCTCAGGCACCCACTCGATGATCGCGCTGTCTAACCAGCCGAACTTATCAAACAGCGTGTAACCACCGCCCAGTGCAGCAATACTGGCAGCTACTGCTCCGATTGCCTTGTGGTAGTCGATCACTCACGCCTCCAACAAGCTCGCAATCCGTCTAGCCCAGCCCGTTGAAAAGATCGGCCAGCCCTGCATGTTCGTCATCGCCCGGAGTCTCCGAGCTACCATCTTCCGAAGCAGCCCATCAGGATTGATTTCATGGAGCGCAGCCAAGGTCTTTGGGCCGAGGACACCATCAGGAGTCGCACCAACGGTTTGCTGCAACCACTTGACCGCTTGACCCACACCGCTGTTCACCGCAGCATCAAACACCGCATAGCGCACCACGGGAGGGAGGTTGTCGGCTTGAACCGCATCCCAATACGACTTCCTGTAGATCGCCTTGGCGACATCGGTCGGCATGGTCTTCATCGGGCCGTCGTAGCAGTGCTCACGCGCAACAGCAATCGTGATGCCCCACATGGTCTCACCACCCGGATCATTCGGGTGGTTTGAGTACGACCCCTCGTGCCCTAGAAGGTGATGGAAAGCGGTATCAAAGTTCATTTAGGCGGCTTCTTGTGTAGCTTCAGGCTCTTCAGCCGGGGTGACCTGCGGAGCGGCTTGGGCTTGGATAGCCTGCACCAGTTGATAAATGTCCGCGTAAGGGCGCGTCCCCAGATACTGAAGAACAGCGTTCACGAGGGACAAGGACAGTTCAATTTTCTGATCGTTCATGCTTGACTCCAAGGCAAGGGTGGCTGAATCACAGGAGGGTTGATTTGGTTGTCGATCTGAGCTTGTACCGCAGCCTCAGTCGCGTCCTTGTCCACACCATTCGCCCAGATCCAGCCCAGCACGATGTCCTGAGTCAGATCAGCGTAGGGGGTGAAGTTTGCCGGGTCAGCAGGGGGCAGTGAGCAGGTGGAGTACACGCTTGCGCTGTAGCTGTCCTGTGTGCCGTTGCAGCGCCAGCCCACG